GCCATACGACCTTCTTCAAATGATTTACTATCACCAGAACTTTTACGTAAGTGTGATATTAAGGTAAGGTGTATGTTATAGCGTTTTGTTATCTTTAACAAATCAGACATAACTTTATCTACAGCCTCATTACCAGTTACATTATCAATTCCCTGGCTTACCGCTATGGTTAGATGGTCTAGGATTAAATACTGACATCCTAGAGCCGCCAAGTATTCGATACGCTCTATAAGTGAATTGTCCTGGACACTACCTTGATGATCTAAAAGAATTAATCTTTCATCACCAAATACTTTTTCATATCCTTTACGTGCCTCTTCTTCAGATACATCTTTTGGAAATTTAATATTTTTATTAATAGACATTCCAATTAATCTTGTAGCTGTATCACCTATAGATTCTTCTAAAGATATTAAACCTATTTTACTATCAGTCTTCTCTAATAAATTTAATATAGTTTCTTTAACTACAGTAGATTTACCTGAGCCAGTACCAGATGTGAATAAAGTAATCTCACCTAATCTCATTCCTAATAGTTTATCATTTAAACCTTTAATACAATCAGGATAAGGTACAGATTTAGTATTTGTACGTTCCTTAAACGCTACCCAAACTTTTTCACCACTAACAAAATTATCAGGCTTATAAGTTTTAGCACCCCATACATCTTGTAGATAATGATCACCTAAACCTTTAGTAAGTGCATCGTTAGCATCCTTATGTATTGAGTTAACAATGTGAGCCTTACCTGGTTTTATTATTCTTGCTACATCTTTAGCGGCCTCTATTCCAGGTGCATCATTATCAAATGCTAAGAAGACCTTATCGTATTTATTTACAAACTCTAAGTTACTAGCAATATTTCTTCTAGCTGATTGAGCACCATTAACTATGGACACAACATCAAACTGAGCTTTAGCTTTAGTCAACATTTCAAGTATTGATAAACAATCTACTTCACCTTCTGTGATAACTAAGTTCTTACGTTTACCACAATTAACCTGATTGAATAATTCAGGTACGTCTAGTTGACCTATTACTCTAAACTCTTTAGTAGAAACTATACGCTTTTTATAGGCTTTAATCTTAGAGTTTCTTGTTAATGGGTAATAATGGCTGACTATATTTCTATTCTCATCATACTCAACTTTAACACCAGCGTTATATAAAACCTTCTTAGAAATATTTCTAAAAGTATCTACAGGTAATTCACCTATCTCATCTAAAGTTAATTGACTTTGTACTACCTTAAATTCTACTTCTGTATCTTCAGTTCCTTTAGGTGTAGTTTTTCTACAACTAAAACAAAAAGCAGACCCATCTGAATAAACTGCGTTTGCATCTGACGAGCCACAGCTTTCACATGAAGTGTGTTTAATGAACGTTGTGTTCTTTCCCATTATTACCTCTCTATATATCTTTTGTTAATCCATTTACTAAATCTTATTAGGTCTTCTCCAGTAGCATTTGACATCATCTTGTTAGCTAATAAACAAACCCATTCAACATTACCCTTTACATAACCTTTTTTCGGGTCAATCCTATCTAATGAAGGTGAATGATTACCACCACCTACTTTACCTTGTGACGGTTTCATAGTGTAACCTAATATAGGACACTTACTATCTTTAGGGTAAATAGAATATAAATAATCTAGATCTAAATTAAAATCTAAATTATGTTTCTTAACTCTAGTCTTACAATGATTAAATGATCTACAACAAATACCTTTAATAGTTCTATAATATTTTTTATTAGATTCTAGTTTACTGGACATTACTAATATATCCCTTCCAGTAATCTATATTCCAATTACTATTATGTTTATAATCTTTAATTAGAAATAACATTTTACCCATAGCATTTAGTCTATCTAAATAATCTTCAGGGTGATGTTTCTTATATAATCTTATTACAGATTCAAATTGTTTTGTTAGATCTTTACCTTTTAATAATTTAGTAGCTTTAACAATTCCTACACCTTTTATTCCAGGTATATTATCTACACTATCTCCAGTTAATAATTGAGTGTGTAGGAATTCACAAGCCTCTATTTTTGATACAGCTTTTATAGTTTTTTGTATTAGACTATAAAACATACCACCTATCATCTGCCAATCTTTATCTACTGTAATCAGTATATATAATTGACCTTTAGATAAATATTTAGTTGCCTCAATAGAAGCCGTATCATCAGCCTCAAATAAATCTTTACTTGTAGGTTTATATTTTTCTAAAACATAATCCTTACATTCAATAAAGTTCTCAGGCTTATCTCTTCTCTTACCTTTATAATCAATAAACTTTTGATCTATTTGTTTTCTAAAATTACCATGAGCTGATACATGTAATGAATATTCATCGCATTGTATTTCATCTTTTACTTCCTGGTATATTTCATCAAATGTTTTCTTGACATCAAGATTATCTTTAAGTGATTTATGACAAGCTCTGTATATCAATACATCACCGTCAACAATCCCTATCATCTTAGTGTGTGTCATACCATGACATCCCTTCTTTAGCATCTCCGCTCATTTGAATATTTAAATTTAACTTTTGTGTTATAAAATCTCCAAACGAATAAGATAATATTTCTTTTACTCTTTTTACATTTTCAGGTTTAGTTTGTATTTGTACTTCATCATGCACAAGAGCTAACATATCAACTTCTATATTTTCTTTTTTAAAAGTTTCAAATGCATTAACTACAGCTGACTTAACTGTAATAGCCTCAAATGCTTGTAGTAAATAATTAAGTAATTTAAAACTAGACTCAGCATAAATTTTTCTACCATCAAGAGCAGGTATAAAACCTAATCCTTCTTTATTCTGAGTAGTATAAAAGAAATTATTTAGTTTCTTTAATAACTCTTTTAATCCTGGTAGTGCTGAATATAATTTATTCTTAACTTCTTTACCTTTTTCAATATCTTCTTTACCTGTAATCATTTTACCTAACTTAGCAAAACCTGCACCAAACACTGTAGCATAAAGTAAACCTTTAGCTAACGGCCTGGACACGCCTACTGCATCAGCATTGTGTTGATGTATATCACCGTTAAGTACATGATCATTAATATCTTTATTATTTAAATAATGACATAAAGCTCTAATCTGATTACCAGAACTATCACAACCAACCATTACCTTACCTTCATCAGCTATAAATAATTCTCTCATCTCCTTACCAAAAAATGCATTACTACTAGGAACGTTAACTATCTTAGAGTGACGTTGCCTACTAGTTGGTGTTCCAATATTAAAAGCCTCACAATAAACTCTATTGTTATTTTGTTCAGCTAATTCAATCCAACCTTTTAATACAGAGTGTCTAGATCTTAATTGATAATATCTAATTACTTTTTTACCAATATCAGATTGAATAGTATTTAAACTATCTTCTGTAATTTTAGGTTCACCTTTTGGTGTGTATTGACTAGGTTGCCAACCCTGGTCTAATAACATTCCTCTAACTTGTTCCATGTTACCTAAATCAGCAGGTATCATTTCATGTCTCTGAAACGTTTTATTAGGGTTCCATAAATGTGTATCTGTAGGGCCTACAGGTTTACCTAGATACTCAGATAACATTCTACATGTTACAGCTGAGAAGTTACCATTCATTAAATATCTAGCCTTCTTAGGTTCCTTATCAATCCAAACTTTACGAGGTTTTAATGTAGGATTAATTTCATCCTCAATAATTTTCATTTCTTTAGTTAAGTATTCATAATGGCTTTTGGCTTTAGGCGTATCAAATCTCCATTTATTCTTAACTTGATTAGAACATATCTCAGCAATAGCATGTTCAACTTGTAATGCTGATTTATATGTAGGTCTATTCTTAATTAAATTTCTAGCCTCTTCAGTTACATATTTATAAACCTTATGATTTAAGTTAACATCCTGAATAGCATATGTTTTCATCTCTTCAGAATATTTACTAAAATCTTCAAAGTCACCTTTAGCATCACCAAGTAATTCACCAAAGTTTTTAAGTGAGTGTTTACCAGGTCTTCTATAATAATTTAGTTGGCTAATTATCATTGTGTCTATGAATTTAATATTCTTAGGTTTCCAATTTAATAACTTA